GAAAATGCTTCCACAACGGACGCCCAATGGAATCTGGCTCTGGTTGCGGGGTTGTGGAACTCAACGGCGGCGATTACGTCAATAACCCTTGACGCCTACGGATCAGACAACTTCGTCCAATACAGCACGTTCACCCTATATGGAGTAACAGGAGCATAGTTATGGCAAGACAGAAGGTTGTCAACGGGGTCTACATGGACCTGACAGCAGAAGAAGAAGCAGAAATCGAAGCGCGGGCTGAGGCTGCCGATCTGGACATGAACCATGTGCGGGGTCAACGTGACGGCCAGTTGCGTGGCTCCGACTGGACACAGATCGGTGACGCCGCCCTGGCGGGTCATACCGCTGAGGAATGGGCAACGTACCGCCAGTCGTTGAGGGATCTGCCGCAGACGTATTCGCGTGTGTCGGAAGTGGTGTGGCCGATGGACCCGCCGACACAGGCTGCTTGGGATGCTGCAGAGGCGGCAAGGCTCGCCGCCCTCTAGCGATGGCTGTCGTCTATAAACCGACGCACAAGTTTTTGGGACAGAACGCTGTCTCTATTGAGTACGAACTTCGCAAGCTGTCCCAGGCTTTGACAGCGCAAAGGGCGGACATGGACGCAAACAGGCTAGGGATCTTCGGAAAGCGGGACTAATGGGCATCAGGCGCACAGCGGCAGACTACGGGTCATCGGTTGGCGACGAGTCGCTAACCGTGTCCGACGCGGCGGTGGCGTTGGCCTCGGTCGCTACGGGGGCCGTGGCGGCGATGATCACCAATGGTGCCGAACCCATCAGGGTTCGGTGGGGAACCCCCACGGCTTCCGTGGGGCACTACCTGAACCCCTACTCGATCCTGGACTTGTACCAGAGCGATCTGACCGATGCGAAGTTCATACGGGTCGGCAGTTCCGACTCGACCATTTTCGTGACCTACTTTGGAGCCTGACCGTGGGAATCAACAGGATCTCGCAGAGGGTCGATCAGGTATCGACGGGGGACATCAGTTCGGTCGTCGCGGGTTCAGGTCTGGCGGGGGGCGGCACCTCGGGGGCCGTCACCTTGACCGTGGACACGGACGCGAAGGGCGACCTGATCGTTGGGACGGCGGCCGATACCGCGACGAAGCTTTCCGTCGGAACCGACACCTATGTGCTTACTGCCGATTCAGGGACTGCGAGTGGTCTGACCTGGGCGTCACCGACTACTGGCGATATCACGGGTGTGACTGCGGGGACCGCGATTAGCGGCGGTGGCACCACGGGAACGGTGACCGTAAACGTAAACGTCGAGACTGGCACGCTGTTGTTGGCGGGTCAGGTATTTGGTTAGGAGCAAACAGATGGCTTTGATGGGATCCGATCAGGCACGCATGGGTCAAAACGATCAGGCGCGCGCCGTGTTGGAGTGGTTGTCCAGCGAGGGGGCACAGAATCTGTTACGGCAGGTTTCTGCTGATCGCGCCCAAAGGGCCGATCAGCCTGATATTCAGCGCGGTCAGGAGGAGGTGCAGCGTCGCCGCGATGAGGCGGTGCATGATTGGTTGAACACTCCTGAGGCGCAGCGGTTCTTGATGGGCCGTGAGGATGCCGATATTGCGATGCGTCAGCAGGGTCAGCGTGGCCCTGGTAGCGGCATGGGTCCGCAGCCTCAGCATCCTGGCAGTATGGGGTTTACTCCCCAGCCGCCGTTTCAGGGCGGCCCGCATCCAGGCCAGATGTATAGTCCCCGTCAGCAGATGTTGGAGGGGTTGATGGCGGCTGGGCCAGGGAATCCTGACTTTGATCGTGGCCCGTATACGCCTGGTGCGTTTGAGCAGAGGCCGCGTGGACAGTTTGCCCCGCCTCCTCCGCAGCCTCGACATCCTGGGAGTTTCGGGCCGCCTCTCCAGCCTCCAGCGCCCCTGCCGCGCCGACCGCGAGGGATGATGACTGGGACACCTCAGTATTACTAGGAGACTCTGATGGGGCGCTACGGAAACGTAGTCACTGGTCCTAATACGCCAGCGAACACGGTCAGGAACGCAACTTATTCCTCGACCAACAGGTTTAGTGGTCCTCCTGGGACGACAACGCCTGGTGGCCCCCCTGGTAGTGGACAGCCGTCTCAGATTAGCCGTCCCGCTCTGGCCGCTGTGGCTGCGTCGGCTACGCCCGCTATACCTAATATCGACTGGGGTTTCCTGAACGCTGGGCCTCCTGGCACGGTTACGCCTGGGGGTCCGCCTGGGACGGGGGCGACAGCGCCAGCGCCAGCTCCTGCGCCAGTCACACAGTTCCCGAATTATGGGCCTCCTGGCACCGTGACTCCAGGTGGGCCTCCTGGTACGGGTTCCCCGTCCCAGATCAGCCGCCCTGCCCCGTCGCAGCCCAGAAATGTTGGCCCGAACGTAAACCAGTTGGCTCCCGTAACTCCTGGTGGCCCCCCTGGTAGTGGCCGCCCGACCCAGATTAGTCGCCCATCGGTGCCGTCGTTTTCGCAGGAGGAGTTGATGAGGGCTGCTACGTCGGGGGCCGCTACGCATCCTGCGGCGCAGGCCATCCAACAGGCGGCTCCCGTCGCTGCGGCTCCGCGCGCTGTCGGCCCGTCGATTGCCCAGCTCACTGGTCAATCCCCGCAGCCTGCGCCCACCCCTGGCCCGTCAGCGAACATGCTGGTACAAGGGTCGCAGGGTGCTCAGGAGGTGACCCGCAATCAGGGTTACACCGATCAGCAGGTACACGACTGGTTGGGTACGGAGGGTGCTCAGAACTTGTTGGCGCAGAACGCCGCAGCAGCGGCGCCTGCGCCTGCGTGGGATCCTGCAAACAACGATGCGCCGATCACCGATCCGATTGGGATGTGGACTGATCCGACCAGTGGCGGTCAGATGCCCGACCCCGCCGATGCTGACGCGTGGCAGGCGATGCAGGACGCTGTTGACAAGGAGTTCGGTCCTGGTCAGAACATTTATAACCCCGAGTATGACACTGAGCGTTTTTCGACGTATGACCCGAGTAACACGATTGCCCCGTGGCAGGGCACGTCTTTGAGCGGGGGGCTAAACGCCCCGACGACGATGGGCGGCTATTACGGGGATTACGGCAGCGGCCCTGGCGCAGGTTTGGGGACGTATAACCCGAATGAAGGAGAGTACCTTCAGTTCGGGTTGGATCTGGCTCAGAACACTTCCGACTACGGAAGGGTCGGGGAGGGTCGAGACTTTTGGAATCAGGCGCAGCAACGCAAGTGGGATGAGGCCAATCGGGGGATCCCTGGGATTTTCAACAGTCGCGGGATGATTGATTCTGGTCTGTTGGGCCGCGCTAAGGGGTTGGCTGCGAGTGACCAGCGGTTTGAGACGGATGTGCGCCAATACATGGATAATGAGGAGCGGGCACGGTTGGAGCGTGAACGTATGAACTTGTATGGCGGGTTCGAGGGCGGTTTGACGCAGGGTTTGGTCAACGACTATTTGGGCGGCACGTTGACGCAGGGCATGGGGACTGAGGAAGGTTATATGCGTTCGGGGATTATGAATCGTGCGATTCCGACGTGGGGTTCTGGGGTGGGCCGCTAATGGGTTACAGGGACGACGACAGTTGGCTGGAACGCCGCATTGAAGATGTGGGGAATTGGTTCGTCCCCGAAGACAGCAGAGGAGAGGGAATTGTTGCGGGCGCCACTCAAGCCCTTGTCGATCTTGGGAACCGTGTCTCCGATGTGGTCTTCGACCCTTCGACGTACAACCCCCTAGACGGGCCGCTGACTGACTGGTGGCGCGACCCCCCTGGGGACAGCGCCCCCAGCGCCGTGGTGCGCGGGCCTGCCCAAGGGCCGTCGATTTGGGGTCCAGGGATCTTCAACCCCACCCCTGAGCAACGTGATGCCGCACGGGCACGAGATGCAGCGTATGAAGCGGAGCAGGCGGCGTTGGCCGCAGTAGGCGACCCGTGGACCGCACCGATTTACAACCAGCCGACCTTCGACCCGACGGGGACATCGGCACCATACGACTCCTATCTCAGCATATTGGAGGGGATGTATACGACTCCTCAGACGGGCCGTATCGAAGAAATGTACGAGCTGGGGCAGGGAGAGGCGCGTCGGAGGATGGAAACCGCCGACGCTTGGGAAGCCACCCAAAGTGACCGCCTGGAGGTTTCCGACGAAGCGTTGGACGCCACGTTGCTCGACATGCAAGACAAGTTTGGTGACCGCCTCACGACTATAAGGGAGGGTACGGTCGAGCGTCAGGCGGAGACGGCTGACCTGCGCGACGGCCTTATTGAGGCTGCGGCTGGCGAGTTGGGTGAGGCTGGTGCCGCTTTCCTGGTTTCGGCTACCCGCACGGGTGACGTTCTGGAATCGCAGCGGTCCCGCAACGAACAGCACATGAACGACATGGACGGCTTGTGGTCGATGTGGTCGTTGGATCGGACGATGCAGGCCGCTGGGATGAAGCAGCAGGCCCGTCGGGATCTTGCCGACGACGTGTTGGCTATGAAGGAACTCGTTCACGAGTTCGATTACGGCTTGAAGATGGCGAACCTTGAGGCTTTACAGCAGGCGGAACTGTTCTCTCAGGGGCAGAACAGGCAGTTGGAGCAGACGTTGGCGCAGATCGGCCTGACCAGGGATCTTGCGATCCAGTCGGCGTCGAGCGAAGCCGACGACGACTGGGGGCGCGCTAACGCTTGGTTGTCGAATCCGACCACGGGCTGGGCGTTTGAGGGTATGACCCCCGAGATGGTGATGGGGATGTCGGATGATCAGATGCAGACGTTGTACGCGCAGGCGGTGAGGGAGTCGGAGCAGATCGAGGTTGCTCCTGGCGTGTTTGTTGATGCTGAGACGGCTTGGTTGAATAGCCAGCAGAATCAGGTCGGCGATCCGACGATAAGCGTTGGGGGCGCCGCTTTGGATCTTCCCACGACCCCAGCGGGGGTGATAGCCATGTCGGACTTGATGGTGGATGCGATGAGCAATCCCGACGTGGCAGCGGTTTTAGAGGGGGTCGGCACCGTCCAGGGAGGCTTGGGTACTCCTGAGGCGCCCGTCATTATCAACACCGACGAGGACGACCCTTGGTACAGCCAATGGAACTGGGGATTGTGGTAACGGATGGTCGCCATCCCCCGTTCTACGATGGCGCGGGCACTTTCCACCGCCGCAAGACCGAGACGATTCTCGACGCCTGCCCCTAGTGGGTGGATGGCGTCTGTCGCCAACCAGGTGGGTCAACAGCAGTTTGATCTACTGGAAGCCAACCGTGAACCCGAGAAGGCGTGGTGGCAGAAAGCCCTGTCCCCCGTCTTAGAGGGGCCGATTGGCGCGGGGTTGAACCTGCTCGACACTGGGCGCCGCGCAGCGGTGTCAACCGTGAAGGAAACCATCGACCTGTTGCAGGGTGAGGGTTTCTCTGGCACCGACTGGGGCAACCAGATCGCTTCCCATTACGGGTTTGGCGACATTCTCCGTGATGAGAATGTCGATCTGGGCAAGTGGGGGAACCGTATCGTCGGGTTTGTGGGTGATGTGGCGTTGGATCCGATCACCTATTTGACATTCGGTTCGGGTGCGTTGGCGAAGCAGGGTTGGCGTCAGGTGGCCGACGAGCTGGCTGGTGCGGCTAACGGGGCGAAGACGGCTGCGGAGCGGGCGGCGTTCAATGCGGCGCGGCAGCGTGTGGCTCGTACGGGGTCGAAGATGGCTGCGGGTCCGAGCGCGTTGCGTGGCATCGGCTATGAGGTCGGGTTGGGCTTCTCGATGCCTGGTACGGGCATGTTTGGCCGTGCCGTCGGCATGGACAAGGCTTTGGACATGATCACTGGTGGGGCTGTGTCGGCGCGCCGTGCAGCAGAGTGGGCGCCTGCGTTTCAGGCGGCTGGCGCCAGGTACGGGATGGATGCCGCTCAGTCAACAAAGTTGTTTGAGCGGGCTGTCCGTTTGGGCCGTGAAGATGCCCGCAAGTTGTTCGAGGAGGAAGCGCGCCTGTTGGCGGGGAAGCGTCCAGGTTTCGCAGACGAGGGGTTTGCCGTGGGCGCAGCGGGCGACGCTGTGCCGACGGGAGAAGCGGCTCGTTCATTTATAGAGGAAACCGCTGACGAGATGTTGGGTGTCGCCCAGCGGGCGAGGAAGTCTCGAACGGAACTGTTCTGGCGCAACGGTCAGGCGTCGTTGGAGGCACCAAACTGGGAGCGGTATGTGGCTGTCCCTGGGATGCGTCAGACGGTTGGTGTCGGCAGGCAGGTTGCCCGTGGCGCCGAGGAGTTGGCTGACACGGGGCTGGGTGTCGTTATCCGTACGGTTACGTCGGCTCCTGGGCGTGGTGTGCAGAGGGCGTTGCGGTCTGAGGTCGGCAAGAAACTGTCGTCCAAACTGTCCCGTGACGATCTGCTTCGTTCGTGGTTGCAGTCGGAGAACCCTGTGAAGTATTGGGCGGGGCGAATGGTTGAGACGGGCGAATCTATCGGGTTCGCTAACGCTGGCAAGTATTCCAACATGGTGGATTCGTTGCAGGCGCAGATGCTCGACATGGCCCACAAGGGTGGTTTCGACATATCTGAGGTTGGTCTTGGCCCTGTTCAGAAGTTGATCCCTGGGATGGCGGAGACGGAGGCTATGGCGTTCCGCCGTGAGGCGTCTCGCATCTTGCAGGATGCGATGGATGAGCCTTGGGAATACCTTGATGAGGCTGGCAACGCCATCCCTAATGGTGTCAGCAGGCATTTGGACGAGTTCATCGGGTGGGTTGCCAAGAACGGTGATGGGACAGTCACGCCTCAGCAGCTCCACGCGGAGTTGCGTAAGTTTTGGAACGACATCAGCACAGGCTGGGAAGAAATCGCCAAGCGGTCTTTACGTCAAGAGTTGAAGCCCAACGAGGTTTATGTCACGCGCCGTGTCTCAGCGGAAGCCCGCAAGGTGTATAAGGATCCGAAATACACGCGCGCCCACGAAGCAGGGGAACGCCTAGCCGACGAGGGGATGCAGGCGGGGAAGGGCAAACCGAAACGCGACCAGTCGTATGCGACGAAGGAACGGGTCTTCGCCCCAGGGCAGAAGTTTACTTGGAATCGCACGGGCGGCCCGAAGCGTGCTTCGTTCGACATTGTTGAGCCTGGTAGGCCGTTGCAGGTCGGTGCGCGTCAGTTGGCTCACGCCCCGTCGGTTCGTAAGCAGATCGAAATGTTCATCCGTGAGGTGGATCCCGACTGGGCTGCAAACAACACGTTCTTCGAGACGGATGTTGCGAAGTTGATCGACGGGTACAAGTCGGCTCAGGGGCGTGAACTGATTTGGGCTGGGATGGAGGACCATCTGGCCGCTCAGGGGATCTTTGTTGAGGCTGCCGACTTGGACGAGGTGAGGGCTTTCTTCAACGGTTTGGCGAAGGCGGCGAAGAAGGGGCGCACCGCTCAGAAGAACATGGGCAAAACGGCTGGGAAGAAGTACGACTCAGCCCGTCGAGCGGCATCTAAGGCGCACGATTTTGAACAGCGGGCCGTGGGGGCTGATGCGGCCAGGGTGAAGGCCACGGAAGACATGTGGGGGTTGGATCCGCAGATCAGGCGGATCCAAATGTCGATGATGGATCTGATTGACGATGTGAACGCTGCGACGGTTCGTTCTTCCCGAACGGGGCGGTTCCGTACTGCCCCTGAGGCGCGCACGGCGATGGAAGACCTGGTTGATATGGCTGTCGGTTTGGAAGTGACGGGCCGTATGGCTAAGGCTTTGAGGGAGATCCAGGCTTCGTTGGCTGGTGTGGACGATTTGGGTTTCACCCCTGCCCTGGACGAGGCGTACGCCCACATCACGCAGCAGTTGGCGATTGCCCGTGACACGTTGGAGGTGGCGAAGAACGCTGCCGCCCGTTTGGGCGGTCAGGATCAGACGATCAGGGACTTGGAGGCTTTGATCAGCGGGTTGGAGAAGGGGTTCGTTTCGGAGGGCACCCCGAATGTTATACGGCGGTATGTCGATGATGTGCATGAGGTCGGCAGGTTGGCTGCCGAGTTGGAGGCGCCGATCACGTTCAACAGCGGGTACAGGATCCCTGTGTCCCAAGCGGACATAGCGAACCGTCCTTGGGCGGTGACGGCGAGAAACAGGCTGTTGAGGGAGAACGAGGCGGAAGTCCAACGTCTTGTCCGCGAGCAGAAGGGCACCAGGGGGCAGCCTGGGCCTGCGAGGCAGCTCGTTGCGGGTGAGCGGGATGCGTTGGAGGAGATCGCTGACACGTTCGAGCGGGGCGCCGAACGCATACCACTCTTGGAGACAGAGGCGAGGCGCCGCACCCTCCTGTGGGTGCAAGGGGAGTTCGACAGGCAGACCGTTGATCTCAGCAACAGGGCGCAGCGCCACATGGGAACGTATGTGAACGATCCTGTGAAGAACAATTACAACAGGTTTGCTGCTGAGGCTATGGATCTCGACGCGCAACGGAACGCGATGGAAGCGAACTTCCATCGCATGCCCGACGAGTTGGGTGAGATTTTTGAGACGGACATGGGCGTCTTCCAAGACGCCGACAACATGTTCGGTCGGTTGCTCGATCCGACGGGCACACGACCCAGGGGGATGACTGCTGGTGGCGAGTTTGATTCGGTGTTTGAAACCAACATCGGGGCGTTGAAGGCGGGTCTTGACGATGGGGCGTTGCCGTTCGGCCCCGCCTATATGAAGGGCACGTTGGGGCCAGAACTCAATCCCCAATTGGCCGAACTGCTGCGTTCACGTATGAACGCTGGACGTGGCGACATCGGGGGGTTGTTGCAGGCGTGGGATTCGGTCACTGGCTATTTCAAAGCCCAGGCGGTGGCCCGACCCGCGTTCATCCAACGCAACGGGTTGGGTGCCTTTTTCAACAACATGTTGGCAGGCATGGACATGAAGAACGCCGTGCGGTTCGCGAGGTTGCGTGGCCGTGCCATTGAGGCTGGGTGGAAGGACGCGTTGAAGGAGGTCGGGTTGACCCCAGATGAGGTCCGCAACGTGAAAGGTTCTAAACAGTTCATGCGGACACGCCCCGTGGCGCTGAAGCGGCGCGCTGCTGAACTGGGGGCGGAGAAACTGGCAGCGAAGGGTGACGGCTCGATGCGTGACCTTCGCAGGGTGTACCGTTCGGGCGCTATCGGTGCGGGTCAGGCTGCTTCCGAGGTGGCGCAGTCGTTCCGTTTGCATGGTGCGACGACGCTCGACAGGTACGGGCGTCCCATCAGGTGGAACCCGTTGCGTCGTGACAACGTGTGGAACACGGCCATCCGTAACGGCAACTCAGAGATGGAGGAGTTCGTTCGTGGGTCGCTGGCGTTGGACAGCATCGTCAACGGTATGAGCGACGCTGACGCGATCTTCCGCGTCAACCAGTTCCACTTCAACTACTCGAAGGAAGGGATGACCGATTGGGAACGCAACCTTGGCGCCAGGGCGTACCCGTTCTATACGTGGACGCGGAACTCGTTGCCTTTGATGGCGACACAACTGCTGTATAACCCGAAGCCGTTCCTCAGGTACCTTCAGTTGAAGAACAACATCGAGCTGGGGGTGGAGAAGGACCGTACGACCCCAGGGTGGTACGGTAAACGGTGGGGTATCGACCTGTCGGGCCTGATGGGCAACCCCAACCAGGGTGCCCGCACTTGGGCGTTCCCTGATCTGCCATTCATGGATCTCATCGAGTTTGCCGAAATGCCGCTTCAGGACATGGAGCGCCCCTTTGGTGGCTTGACCCGTCTCGCTGAGGGGTTCGCCCCTCAGATCAAGTTCCCTGTTGAGACGATGATGGGTGCCCAGATATTCAGGAACATCCCGATCTCAACGGAGTATGTGAAACCTCCTCCGTTGTTCGACGTGCCTGGGTTGCTGCCTTTCCTGTCGAAGATGCCTGGCGATCTGGTGGCGAAGAACAGCCGAGGCCAGTACGGGATACGGGAGAACGCCTTGTACGGGCTGGGCACGTTCGTTCCGTTAGTGTCTCAGATGAGGCGCCTATTCCCCCGTGAGGAACGGTACAAGGATGAGGACAAACTGTTTTCAGCATGGCTGAGTTGGGTCATGCCTATCGGCATACGCAGGCAGGGGCCACGGGATACGCGGGGTGCGCGGATGCAGCGCCAACGGGAACGGTCGATGTCTAGGTCGGAGCGTCGGTCTTTGGAGCGGATCAGGTGAGGGCCGATTACGTTTCCCGTGAAGAATGGGGAGCCACCAAACCCACCAAGAAATGGACATACCTCAACCCCAAAAGGGTGCAGGGAATCGTCGTCCACCACAGTGGTGTAACAGGTGGCCCCACGGGGGCCACCGCCGTGCAAGCCTTCGAGCGTCACCACATGACGACCAGGGGCTGGTCGTCTATTGCGTACAACTGGCTGGTGGACGTGGACGGCACCATCTACGAGGGGCGCCGCGACGGCGCTGTGGGTGGGGCGACGAAGAACTGGAACTTCAAAACGGTTGCCGTCTCCTATGTGGGGGACGGCCATGAGCCGTTGAGTTTGGAAGCCCAGCAGGGATTCCGAACGGTTATAGACGAGTTGCAACACACGTATAGTGGTGGGCTGTGGATCAAAGGCCATCGGGATTTGGCTTCTACGAGCTGCCCAGGGAACTGGTTGTACGACTGGGTGGGTACTGGAACTCTCCTTGTTGCGCCTCCTGGTGCCCATGTGCCGACGGTGGACTGGGGCGGCCTGATCGCCTACATGCAGGCGTTGGGCGCCGAGGTGCAGGCCCGTCCGTTGCGACGCAGGATGCGCGGCGTGAAGGTGCGTCTGGTGCAGGCGACGCTGCCCCGTTGGGGGTGTGACCCTGGTCCCGCTGATGGGATCTTCGGGTGGCGTACGAAGGCTGCGGTGCGACGGTTCCAACGGGAGAGCAGATTTTTGAAGGTGAACGGGGTGGTCAACAGGGCCACTTGGGACGCCCTGTTCTTTAGGTAGGAGGTGCATTTCGATGCCCAAAGGTAAGGGATACGAGACGTTCGAGGCGACGTTCGGCGATCAGAACGATCAGCCGTACGATTCCACGTCGTCTTTCAACATGTGGGACATGTCGCAGAAGGCTAAGAAGGCTGCCGCATATCTTCGCAGCACCAAACTGGGTAACGCCAACAGTGGCGGTCGCCCTTTCGGGAAGTAGGACACTATGAGGGATGGTTCAACACCACGCCTGGTGAAGGCCGCTCAAGTTCTTGTGGACACGGTGAGGCGCCCCACCCAAAATTTAGGGACGCTCACCGAGGGTGCCATCAGCCGCATGGGTAGCGGGATGCGCGCCAAGTTCGACAAGGACGACTGATGCCTGGGAAGAAGAAGCCTCGACGCCCAAGGTACTGACATGCCTCTAGTGCGCGGCGCCTCCCAGAACGCAATCAACACAAACATTGGACGCCTCATCAATGAGGGGTACCCGCGTGATCAGGCGGTCGCTATCGCCCACGATCACGCCAAACGATCTAAAAAGGGGAAAAAATGACAGCGATTGGTGTAAGTAACTGGTCTGACAAGCTTGAACGGTTGGGTGCTACGGCAGTCCAGGCGTTCCTGTCCGTGTTCATTCTCTGCGACGTAGCCACCGTTGATGCGGCTTTGGTCGCTGCTGGCGCTGCGGTCTTGGCGTTGGTGAAAGCATGGGCGAAGGAAGTGCTCGACAAGCGCGCCAACTAATGGCCGACGAATGGGAAACGTTTCTCGCCGAGCACGGCGATGACATCACGTCAACGGTGCATGCCAACATGCGCCGTGAAGCGAACCTGTTCGACATAGAAGACGGCACCCATGCTGGCTGGTGCGGAGACAGGTTGGGAATCCTGATCGTGTTGACCGAGGAGGAGGCCGAGGGGTTGGTGTCTGAGGATTGGCGCGCCCAGCACGGGTTCATTGTGCATCCCGTGTTCAAGGAGTTCTTCGGCAGGCTGATCCAGGACATGACGTTGCGGGCATTGGATGCCCGCCCCGACCCTGAGGTCTAGTCCAAATAGTATTTGTCCGCCAAGGCGGGCATCAGGCGTTTCAGTTGTTCCGCTAAGAGCCTTGGCGCTTCGTCGCGTTTGCGGGCCACGGTTGTCTTCGGTATGCCCGTGTACCGTTCGACTTCACGCAACGACATGTTCCCCCCCCACAACGCTTCGATCACGATGCGGTGCGCCTCAGGTAGTTCCCATAGTGCCGACATGACGATGTTGTCTAGGTGTGTCGGGGCCCTGGCTCCGATTGACAAGGATCGGACGCTGCCCCCTGGGGGCGTCTCCATCAAAGCTTGGAGTTCGCTGATGGGCCTGTTGGTGTCCCCCAAGGGGAGCACCGAACGGTAGTAGTCCTCCAGGGCGCTGTCGAGGATCCAGCCCACGGGGTCTACGCTGACTACCTTCGACATGCACTATCCTAGGAGTGACCACACCTCCCCTGCGGACACCGCATAGTAC